ATGTGAACGGCAAATGGCTCGATAGAGAGGCGCGCCGCAAGCGTATCGACCTGCTCGAATCCGTCAACGAGAAGCTCGAGAAATTGCGCGAAAAGGGCGAATTATTGCCGTCACAGCTTAAAACGCTAATATCGAATAAAAAGGAGCTTATACGGCTTAAACGCATCCATCGCGCGGAATACGACGTATTATATTTCGGCATGGAGTATTTTTCGGAGGACGGCAATCCGGATAATCCCGACAACTTAATTCCGACAGGCGTTAACGTAAGCAATGCGGCTCGATTTCACAAACTCTTGACCGACATGTTAGACGACGTTACCCGCGGCAATGCCGACCGTCATATCGCTTGGGCTTGTCCCCGACGACATGCAAAAACGGCGTGGCTGTCGAATATATTTCTCGTCCATCAAATCGTCTTTAGACATAAGCGGTATATCGTGTTATTTTCGGAAACAACCGATACCGCCGGCGACTTTATTACGTGGGGACGTTACCAGCTTAAACTAAACGAAAAGCTGAGGAAAGACTTTGGCGAGCTATTACACGTACAAGCAAGTCGTAACGAACTCGATAACAAATACGAGTTTATTACGTCAAGCAATATCAAAGTCGAGGCAAAAGGGCTCGGCACGCAAGTGCGCGGGCTACGGCATGGCTCGACGCGTCCCGACTTGTTTATCTTAGACGATATAGAGTCCGACGAATCGACAAGCACGCCGGAGCAAATCGCAAAGGCAAAGGCATGGTTTAACGACTCTATGCTGCCAGCGCTTGCTAAAGACGGCTTAGTAATTTATCTCGGTACAATCCTTTGCTACGGATCTTTATTACACTACGTAATCGAGGAGCGACGCGACTTCGAGAGCAAACGATTTGCGGCGATAGAAAAGTTTAGCAATCGTCCTGACTTATGGGACGAGTGGAGAAAGTTATATCGCGAGGATAGTCCGGACGCCCACGAGAATGCTAGGCGATTTTACGAGGAGAATAAAGCCGACATGCTTGCGGGTACTCGGATATTATGGGACGGATACTGGACTTATTACGAGCTTATCCGTATACGCGAGGACTCGGGCGCCAAATCGTTTAACCAAGAATATCAAAACAACCCGACGGACGAGGAGCGTCAAATCTTTAAGCCGGAACATTTTACGTGGTTTGACGACGAGGACTTGAGCAAGATAGATACGCTAAAATATGGCGCAGTAGACGTCGCCATGGGCAAGGAAAAAGGCGACTACTCCGTTATTGTATCCGGCGCGGTAAACGTTGATACCGGCACTTTATACGTGTATGACGCGTTTATGGAGCGGGTACATCCCGACATACTTATCGATAAAGTCGTTGAATACACTATGCGCGAGGAATACGACGGTTTGGGCGTTGAGGCGCAGGCTATGCAGGAATTTATCGCCGACCGTATGAGAGATAGGCTACAAAACGCAGGCTATCCGGCGTACACCCGTCTTAAAAAGATTAAACAGCATGCCGGCGCGCGTAAATCAATGCGTATCGAAGCGCTATTGCCCGACATACAATCCGGCAAGATACGTTTCCACCGCAAATTCCAGAACTCGCCGGAGATGGAGCAGTTCGAGATGTACGGTATGCACAATCATGACGACTTCCCAGATTCAGTCGCAATGCTTAACCTGACGTCAAGCGAAAGACAGGCGAGGGTTAGAACAGTGAAACGCATGAATCGCTGGTAAGTAATCAAACATGAAAGGAGGACGATATATTGACGAAGTTTTTTGTAGATAGGCACATTATGTCGCCGGACGACATGAACGCGCTTATATTTAACGCATATCGACAAGCGCTCGGCAAAGAGACGGCAGAGCGTATATCTAGGCAATTAGATAACTACGACTATTACTCGGGCAAACAGCACCGCGACGAATACGGACGTCTTGTAAAAGCGGACGAGTTGCCGCGACCGCCCGGACTAGACTATGATCCGACCAAATACGCCACCAACTATTTTAAGGCGATAGTCGATAGGAAAGCGCGCTGGCAAATGGGCGGCAAGCACGGCATAAGCGTTCCCCGGCGACAAATAGACGCAATGGAGGACGTGCTTGCAGACGATTACGAGCCAAGCGAGGCACAGCGTCGGGAAAACGAGCGAGCCGAGAATTACGAGCGCTTGCTTTATCAGTTATGGGACGAGAATAAAATGCGGGCTAGACTCGTACAGGCGGCAAGGGATAGACTGATTGCCGACCGTGTTGTTTGCGTAATCTCATACAACGACAGGACGGGCAAGCTACGCTGGATTTTCCGTCCCGATTACGAATATATTCCGATATACTCAGAAGATGACTACGAGGACTTGATTGGAGCTAACCTCGTTAAGCCTGTCGAATACGAAATTAATGGAGAAGAAGTACCGGCTTTACGCATACAAAAATACTCGCTAGATGACGCGGGCAATGCCTTTATCGAAGAGGCAATTTACCGCGAAAGTGATTTAGAATTGCTCGAAACGATTCAGGAAAAAGCGCCGTTAGGACTCGACTTTTTACCGATACAGGAATTTCCGGTAAACGAGCTTGTCACACAAACGTTGGGCGAGTCGGAAATATCGGCATTGCGCGAACAGAATGACGTACTCAATCAATTAAACGAGGACGCTATCGACTCGATGAAATTCGAGATGTTCGAAATGACCGCTATTACAAACGCGGCTCCGGGCGCGTCTGACGGCTTGCAAATCGCTCCGGGCGCGGTTATCGAGGTACAGTCGCAGGGCGATACGAAGTCGGCAGACGTTAAAAAAGTAGGCGGCAACTTCGGCTGGAAAGACGCTTTTAAAGATCAGTACGCGCGAGTAAAAGGCGCAATGCATGAGATAAGCGGACTGCCGCAAATCGTGCCGCAAGAGCTTAATTTCGGAGGTTTAAACGGCGAGGCATTACAAGTATTATTTCACGACATCATCACGGACACCGAAGAGCATTGGCTATCGTGGGGCTATAACTTGGCGGAATTGCACGAAAAGTCGATACGCTATTTACAGGCGCGAATCAACCGCCCATCGTTTAGCTACGACAAAGCAGTTGTTAAAGCTATCGGCGATGACTATACGAACGAAATGCGCTTTCAATTGCCGTTGCCGGACAATAGACGCGAACTTGTCGAATTGCTCGATCTTGAAGTTGCGGCGGGCTTTGAATCGAATAAGGGCGCTATGGAGCGATTAGGCGTTGAAAACGTGCAAGCGAAGTTGCAAGAAATCGAAAGCGAGCGTAACAAGCGGCGTTTTAATAGCGCGGTAAGTTACGGAAATGAAGATGTAATCGAGGAAGGCGGTGAGGATTTAGAAGATGGCGAATAAATCTAAAGAAATTAAGGTTCATCAAGTTGACAATTCTCCGCATTATTCTAAGGTTTCGAAAGTTTATATCACGAACCAAAGCGGAGGGGGCGGAGGAGATTTCGACGGTACTGTCGATTGGGAAAACATTACGAACAAGCCGACAACGTTCCCGAGCGACGCCCACGACCACGACGATAGATACAATACGAAAGAGGACGTTCAGGACATCATTGATTTTACGCGAAATCAGATGAAAGCCGAGCAAGGCAAGATAATGACACACGCCGATGACGAGCCGGCATATCTCGATAGTAAGGTAGATAACGTAACCGCCGTAATAGAGGGTAACGAGCTAAAAGTTAAAAGTATCGACGGACTAACGATTGGAGTCGCAAGTATCAACTCATGGCTAAGCGGTACTGAAGATAATATCCAAACGCAAATCGACAGTATCAACGAAAGCCTCATAGCGCTGTCAGCGGGTATGCGCTACATGGGTAAATTCGAAACGTATGCGGATTTACAAGCAATAGCTACGATGGAAGGCGGAGACCTTGCCGTTGTACTCGCCGACGAAACGCGGGGCGACGGTCGTAGTATATACGTCTATCGCGACGATTTAGGTGTATGGGATTTTATCGGAGAGTTTACGTTTTCAGACGAATTCACGGCACTAAAGGACACGCCGACTAGCTATGCGGGCGCCGATGGCAAGGTCGTTAAGGTAGCGAGCAATAGGCTTGTATTTGATGATGTGGATTACGCGGACTTGACGAATAAGCCGACGTCTACTATTACACAGATTGACGAGGCGGTGGCGAATAGTCATGAACACAGTAATGCGGAAGATTTAGCGAAACTCGGCGTAAATGAGAGTGGGGAGTTAACGATCAATGGCGTTATATATGCGCCTAAGTCCAAGCCTACCAAGCCTAAGCAGTATTTATACGCGCGTCGAACCGGCTCGGAGCAGCCATTAACGGCTGGAACAACGTGTATTTTTAATAGAAAGTATGGCGGCGAAGGAATAGCTTATGACGCTAATTCAGGGGTATTTACTCTTGAAGCAGAAAAGACTTATCGCGTATTTGTAACGGCGTCAATGAATACCGAGGGATACGTAATATTAAGGCTAGTGTCCGCAGGTAATAACGCGGTTACAGCCGATAATAACCAAGCGATTTGGATGAGCGTTAATCCGTCTAACACGAACTGGAAAGAAGCGTCGGCGGGGCCTTTGCTTGCATTTGTATCACCTACTACGACGCAAGGATTTAAAATAATAGCGTCTAGCGTAAATGGTACGTCGGGACTACGCCCTAACCATTGCGCATTAGAAATAACAGAAATATAAATCGTCGCAGGACGTAAATACTGAGGAGGAATAACGTATGGATAAGGATAAGCAAACGAATATCGAAGAGCAAGAAGCAAGCGCGACGGACGCGTCGTTAAACACGGCGGAGCAGACAGAGCAAGACGCTAAAGGAGGCGAGAACGCACGTATACCTTACGAACGATTTAAGCAAAAAGTAGACGAAGTTAATCAGCTAAAAGAAAAGCTGGCGCAAATCGAGGAGGAGCAGGCGCAAGCTAAGCGCCAAGAACTCGAAGAACAAGAGCGCTATAAAGAACTTTACGAACAAGCCTTGCAAGAAAAGGAAGATGCGCGCCAAGAAGCGTTATCTTTGCGTAAAATAGACGGACTTAGGCAAGCCGGATATAGCGGGGAGCAGGCGAAATTGCTCGTTAAACTTGTTGACGGAGAGGATGACGAAACCATTAAGGCGTCTGTCGAACAGATTAAATCTACCGTGCCGGTAAATGACGGTTTTGTTGACCCAACGATTAATAACGGGCCGGGAGTTAAGCCTAAGACGGTTGACGCGGAAGAATTAGGAAGAAACGCGGTAAGCCGCGTATTACACAAAATTAAATTATAAGGAGAGATTGCGAATGGTTTACGGGCCAATTTTTAGCAAGACGGAATTAACAGGCGGAAAGAATATCTTAGCAAGCGAGCATTTACAATTTGTGGAGGCGGGCGCTACGCTCGACCATACGAAATTCCCAACGGGATTTAACGAGGTAGGGGCGTTAGTAGCACGAAATGAAGCTACAGGCAAGTTTGAGCCGTTTTCGGCTGTCGAAGGTTTTGACGACTTCGGAATCTTGAACGAGGATTTTCGTAACGATTACGGTCAGGACTTAATTGCGGGCGAGATTATCGTGCGCGGAAGCGTTTACGAGGACAAGTTGCCGCAGGAAGTGCCGGCAGAGTTTAAGGCGGCCAATCCGATGATTAGATACGTATCACATAAAAAGTAATCGGAATAAAAAGTGATAAAACATTATATAACGAAAAGGAGAATGTTTAAATGAGCGGAATTACACACATTGCCGAGCTTAAAGAGCCGGCATTAAGAGGAATTGTTGAAGAAGTTGACAAGGCTAAATTAGAAACGCAAGAGGCGGTATTAAACTACTTGCCGGACGAGTACACATACGACCAAGAGTTCGCATATAACGTAATCTCTAAGACGTCACAAATCGGAGCAATGAT